GGCAAGAAACCTCCGAAGAAATAATGACTCTCACGGCTGATGTAATTGCTGGGTTTTCGGCCTCTCTTTTACAAAAGGGATTTGATAGCCCAGTAAAAAGTCCAGAATGTCATATGGAATGGTGGAGTTACTTTTGTAGGACTGACCAACTGGTTGCTATTGCTGCTCCACGTATGCACGCGAAGACAACCGCCCTAACACAAACTTTCTGTCTAGCCTCGGTATTGTTCCGCGAACGGGAATACGTACTCGTAGTATCGGACACAATAACGCAGGCTACTCAGTTTTTAGGTGATATCAAGCGAGAATTAATCGATAACGAATCCATCAAGAACTTGTTCAAGATTCGTGAGTTGACCAAAGACACAGAAGATGACCTCATCTGTACCTGTGAAGATGGACATCAATTCCGTATATCAGCTAAGGGCTCTGAGCAGAAGGTTCGTGGTCTGAAGTGGAATAACAAACGACCAGACCTAATCCTCTGTGACGATTTGGAGAATGATGAGATCGTTCTCAACAAGGATCGAAGACTCAAGTTCAAACGGTGGTTTTATGGCGCTCTACTTCCATGTCGGTCTTATCGTGGTATTGTCCGCTACGTTGGTACCATCCTACATAATGACAGTCTACTTGAGTCAGTTATGCCCCGTAGACAAGACAAAGATACGGTTGTAGATCCACTCAAAACGTGGTCGAAAAAGAAACGTCCTAGCTGGGTATCGGTTAAATACCGTGCCCATACCAACGACTTCTCTGAGATCCTCTGGCCTGAACGCTACGACAAACAATTCTTTGTCAATAAACGACAGGAGTTTGTGGATCAAGGTTTACCTGATATCTATTCCCAAGAGTATCTGAATATTCCTGTAGATGAATCTATGTCATATTTCCGTAGAGGAGACTTCTTAGACTTCACGGATCAAGATAGACAGGCACTCTCTAAACCAGACTGGAAGAAACACTACAACTTCTATATCGGTAGTGACTTGGCAGTTAGCCAATCAGAGACAGCAGACTATTCCGTGTTTGTTATTGGTGGTGTGGATGAGAATGGATTGCTACACATCTTCAGGATTATCCGGGAACGGATGGATTCACAGGAGATTGTAGAGACTATGTTATCCCTACAGCGCGTCTATAATCCCATAGCAATCTCTATGGAAAAAGGACAGATTGAGAAGGCCATTGGGCCTTTTCTTCGTCAACGGATGTTGGAAACTGGTGACTTCATCAACTTACTTGCTGTAGCTCCTTCTGTGGATAAGCTCACACGAGCACGATCCATTCAGGCCCGTATACGTGCTGGTGCTGTAAAGTTCGACAAGTCTAAAGACTGGTTCATGGACTTTGAAGAAGAAGCAATCATTTTCCCCCGATCCAAACACGATGACCAAGTAGACGCTCTAGCGTATGTTGGTCTTATCCTCGACAAACTAATGGAAGCTCCTACCTCTAAAGAACTGGATGACGAAGAGTACCAGATAGAGTTAGAAGAATCCGAAATTAACGAACAAGGCCGAAATGCAATCTGCGGATATTGAACAAGAAGGGGAACCAAAGCAGTCCCTTGCAGCAATGCTAGAGTCTGCCAACATCGCTGAAAAGTTAGATGAAGAGGAACTGAATGAAATCGGTTCTGAGGCTTTTAAAGGTTTTGAGTCTGACTTAGAATCACGTAAGGATTGGGAAAAAGCTAGTGAGGAATGGACTAAGCTGGCTAAACAAACAGTTGAGCCAAAAACTTGGCCTTGGCCTCGGGCTTCTAATATTAAATATCCTCTACTGTCTACTGCTGCCATGCAGTTTGCTGCTAGAGCTTATCCTTCACTTCTCCCGTCTGACGGAAAAGTTGTAAAAGCTAAGGCTATTGGTAAAGATCCAGATGGTTCTAAACTAAATACAGCGATTGCTGTTTCCACTTATATGTCTTACCAACTCCTCGAAGAGATGGAAGGCTGGGAAGAGGAGATGGACAAGATGCTGATCATGCTTCCCATTGTGGGAACTATGTTCAAGAAGACTTATTGGGATTCCCTAAACGAACGAAACTGTTCCTCCTTGGTCTTGCCGAAGAACTTGGTTGTGAACTACTGGGCAAAGAGTCTTAAAGATGCTGAACGTATCTCTGAGATTATCGAGATGTCCCCTCGTAAGGTCAAGGAACGGCAGCAAGCTGGTATCTGGATAGACGTAGATCTTGGCGCTGCTCCCCAACCAGAGGACAAAGCCAGTCCTGCTAGCGTAGACGAGACTACACCATACATCATTATCGAGCAACATACCTTCTTGGACCTCGATGAGGATGGTTACAAAGAACCCTACATCGTAACTTTCCACAAAGAAAGTAAAAAAGTACTCCGGATCGCTGCACGTTTTGATGATACCACCATCAAGATGGATGCAAAAGGTAAAATCCGCAAGATTGATCCTATCCAGTACTACACGAAATACGGTTTCATCCCCAATCCAGATGGTTCGTTCTATGACATTGGTTTTGGTATCCTTTTAGGACCAATAAATGAATCTGTCAATACTCTTATCAACCAACTGGTTGACGCGGGTAGTCTTAATAACCTTCAATCTGGCTTTTTGGGCAAGGGTTTACGGCTACGAATGGGTGAGACAAGGTTCCAACCGGGTGAATGGAAGGTAGTTAACTCTACTGGTGATGATCTTAAGAAGCAGATCGTACCCATGCCCTCAAAAGAACCATCAAATGTTCTTTTCGAACTTATGGGTAGTCTTATCACCAGTGGAAAAGAACTTGCAAGTGTTGCTGAGATCTTCACAGGCAAGATGCCGGGCCAGAATACTCCCGCTACAACCACAATGGCTACTGTAGAGCAGGGTATGAAGGTCTTTACAGCCGTATATAAACGGTTGTATAGGGCAATGTCAGAGGAATTCCTTAAACTAGCTCGTTTGAATAAGCTATATTTGAATCCTCAGACGTATGTAGATGTTGTTGACATGGAAGTTGGACCAGATGATTTTGATATCTCGATGCACCGCATTTATCCGGGTGCTGATCCGACGGCTGTATCTCAAACAGAGAAACTTCTGAAGGCACAAGGTCTAATGGAACTGCTACAGACGGGCATGCTCGATCCAGTAGAGGTTGTTAAGCGTGTATTAGAGGCTCAAGAACAGCCAAATTGGGAGAGTGTGATGCGTAAGGAGGTTCAGGAAACTGGACAACCACCTGCTCCACCGCCAGATCCCAAGTTGATGGAAAGCCAAGCTAAGATCCAAGCCATGCAGCAGGCTAGTCAGATTAAACAACAAGAAGCAGGCTTCAAAGCTGAACTTGCTGCTCGGGATCAACAGTTTAAGCAAGCCATGGCAGCACAATCTGCTGCACAAGAGGCAAAAAACAAAGAATTGTTAGCAGGGGTACAACTGGCTATTAGTACCCACACTGAGAACATGCGGACAGCCCAAGACAAAGCTAAATTCATGCAGCAATTGGTACAAAGCCAAGCGCAACATGAACAGAAGATGAGTCACGCTAAGGAGCAGGCTGCTGCCAAACCAAAACCAGCCACCAAAGGAGCTAAGTAGCTTTGAATACGAATGATTTGTTAGATTGGAAACGACATCCAGTTACACAAGTGATTTTTAGTCAGCTTTCTGTGAGGGTCCAAGACATTCTTGAGATCCTCGGAGAACAAGCTGGTAAAGATCCTTATCAAGACCGAGAACTTGTAGGGGCAATTAAAGCCTACCGAGATATTCTAGGAATTGAATTGGATAAGGAGGAGACTCCAGAATGATTATCCCAGTATTGCACCGAATCCTGATTAAACAGGATAAGCTAGAAGAGTCTAATAAAGACTATCTAAAAATGAAGCAAATGGGTCTGGTAATGCCAGATCTAGATGACAAGAAACGAGCACAAGCTAGTGTAGACACTGGTATTGTGGTTTTAGTAGGTCCAACAGCCTTCCGAGACTTCGGTTCTGATTCACCTGTAAATATTGGTGATCATATTGCTTATGCAAAGTTTGCTGGTAAATTTATCGTTGATCCTTATACTCACGAAGAGTATGTTGCGCTCAATGATGAAGATATCATCGCTGTATTCAAAAGATAAGGAGCTATAGACATGGCTGAAGTAGAAACAAGTCCTCTAGTAGAGGATATCAAACAAGAACCCACTGGCCCATCGGAGACAGAGCAACGTGCTATGGACTCTGGCTGGGTTCCCAAAGATCAATGGGAGGGTGATCCGGAACAATGGCGACCAGCCAAAGAATTCCTAGATCGTGGTGATCTATTCAAGAAGATTGATGACCAGAACCGTACCGTTAAGGAACTTAAACGTGCCCTAGACGATATGAAAGCACACCATAGCAAGGTACGTGAGACAGAGTATGCTCATGCCCTAGCTACACTTAAAGCACAAAAACAAGTTGCTTTGGAAGAGGGTGATGCTGCTAAAGTGATTCAACTTGAAGATAAAATTGATCTTGTAAAAGATGAACAAAAGTCTCTTCGTGCAGAACCAGCACAATCCCAAGAAGCGCAGGTAGCTCCTGAGTTTACTGAGTGGACTAACCGCAATAAATGGTATGAGAATAATCAACCCATGCGCGCTTATGCTGATGCCCTCGGACGTGATCTTGCCTATAAAGGCTTGGCTCCAAAAGAGGTTCTCAAAGAAGTAGAACGACAAGTAAAAATGGAATTCCCAAATAAATTCACCAACCCTAATCGGGACAAACCCGGTGCAGTTGAGGGTAGTTCCAATAAGGGTGGCAAGTCATCCGATGGTTTTCAATTATCTGATGATGAGCGTCGAGTGATGCAACGGTTTGTACGAAGCGGTGTAATGACAGAGGCCGAGTACATCAAAGATTTAAAATCCGTTAGGGGTTAACTATGAGCGATATTAAAGAAGCAATTGCGAAGGCACCCAGTGGTCGCCCGCAGCGTACTCCAATCGGGACACGTAATGTCCTGTCTGTAGCAGGCAAAGAGCCCGGCTACGAGTACCGAATCATTAATGACACGGGAGATCGTGTCCAAGAATTTATTGATGCTGGTTATGAGCTAGTCGCCAATGATTCTGTGCGTGTGGGTGATAAACGAGTTAACAAGGCTAGTCCTGAAGGATCAGTCAGTCAACTTTCTGTGGGCCAAGGCCAAAAGGCATTTGTTGTACGCATTCGTAAAGAATGGTATGATGCCGATCAAGCAGCCAA